ATGTTGCGCAAAGAATGTACCAGGTGACTCTCCTTCATAAGTAAATTGTTTGTCTTTGGTTTTTATCTTAGCACCTTTTACAATGCCAGATGGATCATGATAGTAAAACCTTAGCTTGTCCCCATCACGATACACTTTAAATTTCTCACAAGTCTTCTGACTGATCTTGCGTTTCTGCAACCGTTCGGCTGAGCCTTTGATCTGCACAATAGAATTAGTGTGAATGTGTGTTGTTATTTCTTGTCCATCAGTGTAAGTATGGCATACAAAACAATAGCCATGGCCATCTGTATAAATACTATTACCATCAGATGAGCCACAACTATCGCAGGGTGCATGTCTTACAAACTCAGAGGAGCCAGTCGATTGGGATATTGTGGAATGATGTCCACGGTATGTTATGTTTGTCACACCATTTAGCGTATGTCGTCTTTGATCCTTTACTAATTTTATTATATGGTGCTTGAAAGACCATACGTAAATCAAGTTCAGGGTGTTGTTCTTTTACGTTCTTGATCTTACGTCTGTCTTCAGCTTCCCAATAACCTTTACATTCTAAATATATCCCGTTGGGTAATAGAAAATCAGGAGTGTAGATATGCTGGATGATATATGGAACCTTAGTAGATTCATATTCATATTTTACACCCAGCTCACACATAAGATCAGCAACTCTTTCTTCAAGTCCTGATCTGAATGCCATTAGAAGTCATCCTCTTCAGTTTCAGAAGGCGTTACATTAGGTTCATCAGCTTTGAACCCTTCAGTCTTACCAAAGAGTGCTGCAACGTTCTCAGCAGACATATCACCAGTGTCTACACCAGCTGATGTATTGAGAGACACCAGTTGTACACCAACCAATTTAAGGCTTGTTCCATACGTAACTCCATCACGGAGGATGTAGGGTTTTTGGTAGAACGCCAGCTTAACACGACTACCAGCATACAAAGGTGTATTATCATCATCAATAACTGTCCCTTCAGTATCGACAACAGGTGGACGAGAGTCTTCATTCCAAGAGAACTTAACTTTATATTGTCCTTCAGTAACTTCTTCCCAAGGTTCAGGCTTAAGAGTAGAACGCTTAGGGTTCTTCAGTTTAGCTTCTGCCCACTTAAGGGATTGAATACGATCATATTCTAGTACATCAACCATTTTTTGATCAACTAGAGCAGCAAGGGAATAACCAAACTTACTTGGTTTCAGTACAGCTTGATAACCTTCAAGGACTACAGGCTGTGAGGTTTTGTGGATTGTACGTGACATTTAACAGAAAAAATAAGTGGAATCAATTACGGAGCTAGGTTCTAGATCTCCAATAATCGGTGGGTTAGACTCTGCTCCTATCTGGTTAGCAAAGTCTTGCAAGTAATTGTGTTCGGCAAAGAGGTGCATATATGTCTCTCGTACAATTGCACTGAGAGTAGACATGTCGGTAGCACGACACAATACAGAATCATGAATGAGAGCGATCGGTGCATTGAAAGCCAATGCGCTGAAGTGGAGAAGGGAAGCATCAAGTGAATGAATTAAGTTAGGTGCTGTTGCATTCTTGTGATGTTGTTTGTCAACCTTGTCACTATCTTGTGTAGCAACTTCTAACTCACAACGACCAAGCAGTTGTAATTTAACTGTTACAACTTCTTTTTTCATAAGTTTTTGATTAACAACAAAACCTGATGGTGTAGACCATGTTAGTTCTGTTTTACCCAAGTCGATTGCTTTAGCAACCTCCTTTTCAATCCAACTCATGACAGCCATAGGACCAGGTACGACCTCATCCATAGCATCTCTAACAGCGATGACAGTTTTTGTTAAGTCATCTTTATCAATCTCAATACCTTTTTCAAGTAGTGCGTCCTTGATGTATCCACGATTAGAGAAAGGCTTTGCATTGTAAGGTACGGTCATTACAACACGTTTGACTACCTTTCTATCCATATGATTACGAATAGAACTAGGGCAGAAAGGAGTAGCAGTTTTAGCTACGACAGCATAAGCATCCTGTGGTTTATCAGACGGTAATACGTTAACAAGACTAGCAGTATTTTTATCTTTAGCAAGACCTGCTAGTATCTGTAACCCGCTACAAGTAGCATCTGTAGCTACAGGCAAGCTTGTAAAATGACGATCACACTTAAGCACACAATGATAATACTCATCACATGCTGCAAGAAATTGCCATGACTCATCAGCTGCTTCCCAGTCGTGAATGTGTAAGATAGGATCACTAGCGACACAAGTTATAAGATGCGTATTATTCTTTACCCAATCTAATCTTTCTTGCATCGTAGCTTTATCTAGACCATAAGTAGTAGCTACTTGAAAGGCTAACCAGTCTTCAGCTTCAGGAGTTATGTAAGCTGGTTCAGCAAAAGACAATAAACTTTTTCCAAAGTCTGTGTCTTGTGGTGTTAAGAATGCAGGGATTGGGTAAGCTCTACCTCTGTAATCAAAAGACCAAGGAATAAAGAATTTATCTTTACCTTTAAATCTTTGTACAGCTTCCATTGTCATTCTTGTTCTACATGACTTCTTAAACTCTTGTGCTTGTAGATTGTAAACAGCAGCAGCTTGTCTATTATAACTATGACGAGCTTCTTTATTAGTTGCTATGTCTACAGGTTTAGGAGGTAAGTCATGATGAATAATAGGGAGAAACTTACCGACAGCTCGTTCCAATCTATCTAGTTCTTCCGCTACACCCACAGTAAAGGGGTTTAGACGGTAAGCAACCTTTTGAATTCGGTTCAAGAACTCAATAGGTCTCTCTCCCTGTATACATCCGCCCGTACCACGTCGCACCATATCATGGCCTCGCATCACCTCATTTAGGATGTAACCGCCACATTTTTTATGTGTCCAGTCATTAGGTTCAATGAGCATTGGCCAAGCAAGTGGACTGAATAATTCAGCATCACGCATTACTGCGTCCTTGATCTCAAGAAATTCTGGAGTTGGTACAACATAGTGGATACGTTTGCGTCCTTCTTGTTGCATGTCTTTTGTGAACCACCCGCTGCTTTGCATGATGCAGTCAAGTAACCAGCCTCCAAGTTTAATGCGATTAGCTCTGCCCCATGCATCCCATTGTTTAACGTCATAGCGATTCATTAAAGTACGGATCACAACTATTTTTTGTTGTGTACCCATTGAACGGTGCCAATAGTTTTCCTTGAGTGTGTGTAGTAAGCCTGGTGCATGTTTTTCGTAGTGACGCATCTGACATTCTTGCTCAACAGCAAGGCCAATAGAATCACACACATTAACTGCTTGATTGCTTTTGTCTTTATATGAAAAGACTTTATCAAACGTTAGCTTAACAGCTAAAGCAGCAGCTGCCAAAGGTTCAACATCAGCAAGATACTGTTGAATTTCTTTGAATGATTTACCTGCTCCACCTTTAGTTAGTCTAGTCCTAGTGTTTTCAATACGTGCAACCACAAGAGGCAACAAGGTATCAATAGAAGCAGCTCCGTATACAGTAGCAGACGCATAAGATTTGTTCTCTAAGTCGTAGGTGTTCTTATGTAGACGCTTGAGACCTTGTGCAATAGCATCACGTTCAAGCTGGATCTGTTCGTCGATCTGTGCTGGTGTCGGCAAATAAGTCCTCCATGTCAGGTGCTGACGCATCTATAACTGCGTCCTTGATGAATGTGTAGCATTGAGCTAGTTCAGGATAGTCCTCACTAAACTCTTCAAACTGTTCAATTGTAATCAAGCTCATCTTGTTTGTATGTAATAAAGTGTAGGTGATCTTCAGTGCAGATAACAAACTCGTTGCCTGTTTTCATTAACTTTTCGATTTTGTTATCAGCAGCATGTGACTTCTGATAAGTGTATTCTTTTACCTTACCTTTAGCTGTTGTTTCACGTATGATACAGCATATTGAACTAGGTAACTCCCAACCACTAAGTTTCCAATCAGCAAACTCTTCAAAGGTTGGTGCATAAATGAACTCATCAGGAATCTCTTTCCATTGTTTCCAATTGTTTGGATAATAAGGCTTTTTACCACTCATCATTGTCTAAATAAACATCCTTTAAATACTCAGAACCACCGGACAACTCAGCTGCTGCCCATGTGGCATGTTCTGAATCGGGTGCAAGTAACCATCGCACCTGACCATCTGTTGTGGTGTAACGCCACGTCTTAATCGTCTGTCTTTTTAGCATTTGATTTGCGTGTTCGTGTTGTGTGTTGCGTTTTTTTTGTAGTTGTTGCCTGCGACGACATAGTTGTTGTGAA